CAACCGGGTCTGCTATCACCTACCTTGATTACTGTATCCGTATTATGCATTGCTTCATTGACGATAGGTAGCTTCTCAATGCTATGACGCTCAACACTGAAGCCAACGCCAGTGCCACACATTAGGATGTACATAGTCTCATCAAATGCACGTGGTGTATCTACTGCCAAGTATGAACAGTTGAATGCACCTACATGGCAACGGTCTAGTGCAGGGCCAGATGTCATCAAGGCTCTCATGCTAGGCATGATGTCTTGGTTAAGCACTGCTTCCTCTAGTTCGTTACGCAACTTAGTTTCTAGCTTATAGCTGTGATTTTTTTTAAGGTGTGTAGTCATGTAATCAAAGTATCGTGTGACTGTCTCACCCCATGTCTCACGTCTTTGTTCATCTTCTTTCCATCGTGCATAACGAGATAACGCTATGAAGTTCTGGTAGTCTGTTGGTAAATGGTTACTTAACATATGTTACTCCTGTATGGTTTTTATGTTTTTTATTATAGCACCGTCTACATCATAAAAGTATTCACGTATGCTATCTTCTATCTCTTCTCCTACATTACCGTCTGCTGGTATGGGATAGTCTTCTTCATCTATATCCACGGTCATAAACATTTTAACTCTTATCATCGTAAACACCCTCTACTTCGTAGATTAGTTTATCTAAATACCAACTGGCTTTCTTTAAGTCTTGTGTCCCATTCTTATAGCGATAACGCCATAGGTATTTCATAATATTACCCTGTAAATAAAACTCAAAGCCTTCACCTGTTGAAGCCGCAATTGCATCAATACATTCTACACCTGATACATTATAATGTGGTGGGTTATTAACCATATCAACATTACCATATATTTCTTTACCTGCTTGCTCATATGCATCTTCTTGCATTGACATCTGCTTCATATACTCTTCGTGTCTTAGCTGGTTCATCATGCACTCCCTTCTGTTTTTGTACCAAAGTCTATAGATATTACGTTACCCTCAACACCACGTACAAGTACTTTTGGTTTTTTTATCTCTTTATCATAATCTTCCATAAAATCTTCTATGGATTCTATTACACTTGGGTGTTCTTCTAAGTATGCTACGGTACAAGCTATTATTTGAGACAAGTGCATCATACCGTGGTAGCTCTCACTATCTAGTGGGTTTTCTTTGTCTGTCATAATAACAACTTCTAACTCTCCTGTCCAATTATTTTCTTCATTTGTTTTAGGAATCAGGTTAATGCAGAATGCTTCTGGATTATATATCATATCAGTTTATCTATTCCTTTCTTTGTTACATCAATAACTTTAGGATACGTATCTTTACCTTTTTCGTTTAACCAACCTTCTGGTATAACACGTGTTGCATATTTAAAACCGTGTTTATCACACCATGAACCGTAGGTTGTTTTAGAAGTAGGAGAAATCTTACTGTGTTCATTGTTAAATATAAACCGTATATCTAATGCAGGATGTTGTTCTTTTATTCTAAGATGTTTGACTCTATCACTAGGTTTAAACCACCCCTTTGTTTCTATTATAATACCATTATACAATACAAAGTCAGGGGTGTACGTTGCAATACGAAATATATAGTACTTTATCTTTACTTTTTCATACCTAAATTTCTTACGTAAACTTCGTAAACATTTAGCTAAGTAAAGTTCCAACGTACTCCTGAACCCCTCTTTCTTTGCTTGAGTAGGGGAAAGTTTTTCCAGTTTTATTCCGTGCATAGCTTTATATACGGAACAATAGGTGGTTCCTTTGCTTTGGATTTAACAGCAGGTAGTTCTTGTAAGTCGGGCCAACAATCAAATCGGTAAGAGCAGAAAGAACAGTTTTTATTTAGGATAAGATTTCCTGTTTCTTCTTTTCTAAATGTTTCCTTTACTGGCTCAAAGCACCTCTCAAACTTATTCTCTTCTACCGTATCTACAACCGCCTCAATCTTTTTTATTTCAGCATCTACATCCATGTAAGGTGTTGCGGTAACATATTTAAAGCTTCCTCTTGCTTTGTTAACTACCCACCAGCCACCTGCTTTCTTTCCAGCAGCTCTAGCATAACCTGCAAGCTGAGATATATAACCAAACGCATCTCCGCTTGCTAGAGTATGATATGACTCAAATTTGTTTCTGTACGACCAGTCAGAAGCAGATTTAATATCATCTACTGCTCCGTCCATAACAATATCATACTCACCAGAAATTTTAGCATTGGGTAATTCCAGAACTACTTTTGCATTGTCTTCGTATTGTATCTTTGCTTCTGTTAGTAATCCTTTGAAAACAGCTTCCACAATATCACCCAACATCATATTCATAATGAAGTTGTTTGATTTAGGTATAGCCAACTCTGGTTTATTCTTTTCATACCATAGCTGACAGGTTGGCCTACCTACATTAGACATACGTAGACGAAACTTACGTTTTTCTCTTTTTCCAAACTGCTTACGAAGAGCATCCATCACATCTTTACCGACCTGTTGGATTGTTTCTTCTGACATATCAGATGCCCCGTTAGAGGCATCCGACATATACTTATGCAGAGCAAGTTCTGCAGGATGGTTCATTAAGCCACCTCTTCATCATCAATTTCAACATCAATGAAGTCTTCTACTAATTCAGTATCTTCAGAAGACATAGCTTCTTTAATCTGTATTTGTTTAGCATCCCACTCCTTATAAATGTAGTCATTGTAATTTTTAATCCATGAAAGGAAACTACCAAAGTACTCATGGTCTTCCTCATTAATGTCGTGAACAACAGACATATCTGTATCACAAAGAGGTGTGTAGTAACTAGAACCATTTGGAAGGTCATTCTTCTTAGGCTCTTTAAACACAATACCATACTGAAGCGGTATGCGTTCCTGCTTAGTAAACTTCTTAAACGGCTCACCTACAGTGTTAAAAGCTTCTTTGTTATCAATCTCCCAAATAAATGGGTGAGTGATGTCACCTATCATCTCGCCATCTGAATTAAGCGCACCTTCTAGTGTAACAATACCAAAAAGTACACGCACACGTTTAATCTGACGAATTAAATCCTGCATATCTGCTGGTAAAGCTTTAAAGTCTTGAATGTAACCAGAGGGCTTACCACAGTTTACCTTACCCGTATTGTCCTTCAAGTCAATGTTAAGAGACTCTGCCATAATAGTACGATGGAAAGTACCTTTAGGTGTTCCGGGTGCAGGGTTAAGAGAAGCTACATATCTACGAAGCATGAAGCGTTGTACAAAGGGGCGTACTCTAGCTGTCTTGCTGTAGAAGAACTCTGACTTATCCCCATCAATAACTTCTAGGCGGTATGTACCACCCTCAACTACCTCAACATTAGTCATTCTTCCTTTGATTTCAGTCTGTCCCATAACAGGTTGATGCCATAGCCTCAGACGATTTAGAGTATTACCTCTCTTAGGTGCCTCAGTCTCCGACTGAATACCCATCATCTTTGCCATTGCTGCGTAGTTATTTACGTCAATTGTTGCTATTTCACTCATATTTGTAGTCTCCTATGTTGTAAAGTTCTATGGTTATATCACGAAACGTCTTTAGTGTCAAGCCAATTTGGTCCTATTTTTGACTCTAATAGTAATGGAACATTAAAGTTTATACCCCATCTTGTAGTTATAAGTCCAGTCAATTCATTATTTACCCTTTCGATAATATCAATAACTTTTAATTCTTCATCTGGGTGTACATCAATAACAATGCTATCATGTACTGTATTTACCACACAAGACCTGATACCGTCAAGTAATTTATCAATATGAATTAAACATATTGGTACTATATCAGCAGTGGCAAAGCTTTGTACAGGGTAGTTCTTTATCTGTGTAAAGTTAGTTACTGTGCCATTTGTTCTCCTTACTACATCTGGGAATGAAAACTCACGTCCAGAAGGTGTAGTTATCCTACGAGTGTTCAAAGCTTCCGTAGCCAGTTTGGTATGCCAAAGCTTGATTCCTTGGTACTTTTCGATGAAATGCTGGTAGTACGCCGCTTCCGCTGGTGTTCTTCCAT